TTGGCTCTAATCTCATCATCAGATAATTTGAGATACTTTTTAACAAGGTATTCCTGATCGAAGTAGTACTCTTCTTCCATTGTTTCTTGATTCGTAGTCATTAGAGAATCTCTCATTGATGAAATAAATTCAAGTCTACGTTCCATGATTTCCATGTTCTTTAACTCTGCAAAGACATTCTCTTCATTGAATCTAAGAGCAACTTGAGTTTTGAATTGTGGATCGTCCACAAACTCAGGATACTTTAAACACATTTGAATATAGAGTGGCTTAACAAGAATTTCTTGGAAAGTAGATCTTAAACGCTTGATAAACTTACCAAACTTAATCTCGTCTCTAATCATACCATCGGCTGCAAGGTTGAATTCACCGCCACCATCTTCATATAAGAATCTGTTGAAAGGAATTTTAGAAACATGCTTTAGTTTATCTGAGAAATACTTAAGTGCTTCAACGTCTGATAATTCAGGACCTTCACCACCAAGTGTTTCAATTTCTGGTGATTCACCTTCTTTCGATGGTAACCAATACTCTTTGTTAAACTGCAACATCGGTGAGCCATCTGTTGTAAGGCTACCTGATTCCCAATCAAAGTCAACCGTTTCTTTATATGAATTCATCAACTGTGCCAAAGATTGTTTAGCACGAGTTTTAGATTTACCACCAACTGGGATGATAAACTTCATTCTAAAAGATGAGTTAGTTACAGCCCACACAATTCTAGTGTGTTCCATAATTCTCAATAAGTTAAAGGCTCTAACTAGTCTTTCGATATATGAAACTCTCGATGCTGTTGTGATCGAAGAGTATGAAATGTAAATAATTTGTGAATCGTAAAGTTTACGCTCTTTGACAGGATCATCCTTGTATTGAACCCAAACTTTCTTGCCATCATCATGATTATAACCTGGAATAAGTGTGATTGGATCTAATTCTTTAAAGCCAATTACCTCTTTTTGATCAGGTGAATAAATGATTTCAAATGCTAAATAACCATCGACTAAGAATTTTCTAAAGAAATACCATGCAGATTGGTCTGAGTTAAACCCAAAATAGTGATAGATTTGTCTAAAATATTTGTTAAGATCTTTGTTTACTTGATCTGAAATATCAAGACCTAAAACTTCAGGTTGACAAAAGAAATTTTTATCATCGTATACAATGGTTTCATCACACAGAATATCGAGAATGTCCTCGATTTCATCGTGCATTGCAAAGTTTCTTAGTTCATCTCTTTTACCAGGGTAATCTTGATCAAAAAACGGAATGTTCTTTTTAAGATTAATGTCGGTCATCGACATGGCGGCAAATGCACCATAGATGTCATCATTATCTAGACCAAATGGATTCATCTCGCCATAGCCAATTTGATCCTCCATTGGACCAATAGCTTGAGACTGTCTTAGAACCAAATCATCATAACGCATACCAAAACTACTTAGCGTTTTCAATGCATTTGAAACACTAAATGGTCTGGTATTGACGCTCAATGGTCCGTTCCTTCTGTTTGTATAACCTGCCATATTGTTTAGTTACTATTCAATTTATATATCTTACTTCTTTAAGTGGTTTCTAAAGGCCTCTTGGACCTTAGCAATCGTAGTCCCATTAAGGCTCATAAAGTCACAAAGAACTATTTTTGCCCAGCTTTCATAAGCTACGACTTTTTGGTCAGCCTTTAAGTTTGGAATGTATTGACGAATTGCAAAGTCAAAGCCATATTGAGCTAAGAATTTTTTAGCACCATCATAAGTAAATTTAAGTTCTCGTTGGGCATTAGCATTATTTGCTGATTTGCCTTTCATTTGATTCTCAATTTGAGATTTCATTTGTTCATATACAAAATCTAAAAGATCCTCTTTGACTTTAACTGGTAAAAGGTTTAGATTAATACCTAAATCATTTTTGTTATCTGTTGGATCTAGTGCTAATACAACTGGATTCATGTCCCACCAAGGTAAACGATCAATGCCTTTAGGTTTTTCATACTTAAAGACATAAATTTTACCAGGCACAAATGGACGAGTTGTGCGAGCAACTGTTTTGTCAGAACGACTTTTAGTGCCCTTTGTAAACCACTCTTCAGCCTTTGTTATAGCTTTTGTTTTGCCACCGTTTTCACGGCTAAACTTTTTTATATCGTCTTTAATCTTGCCCATTATTTGAGTGATTTTTCTGTTAAGACGATAAATCTAAAGCCTCTGTCGGCACACCATGCTTTAGCATACTTATACTTATCCATGTTTTTAACATACTGTTCTGCTAAAAACTTATAGGATTTAAGAGCTTTGGTGCTCTTCTTTGTTGGAGGCTGAGGTTTGGTAATTTGAGCTTCGGGTTTAATCTCAACCAAAAACTCTTCAGTTTCGCCGGCCTTCTCAGTTTTCATGTAAAAGTCTGGATAATAAGAGTGCTGTCTCTTGTCATATGACGAGAAATATTTGATCTCAACAGGTTCGCTAGACCATTTTATTACGCTCTCTTTTGTATCACACATTATCATGAACTTTCTCTCCCAAGAGGATCTATAAATTATTGGAGTTGGTCCAATATATTTGTCTGGATTTGTTGGTGTAAAATAACCTTGGACAAAACCTGAATTTCCACTTGGTTTGAGATTCTTAATCGACATTAAATATTAAACATACCACCCTCTCCTGTACTATCTTTAGCTGAGATACGGTCCATTGATAAGGTGTTCTTATATTTTTGCGGATGAATTTTATTCCAACCTTTAGCATAGCCACGTTTTGCAATCTCTGTAAAATAGGCAAATGCGTTAGGGTATTTTGGATTAAAGTTTCTCCAGTACTTTAACAAATCTAACATAGCAAATTGCAAACAATCACTTCTATCGTCTTCGTTTACGTATGTTAATTTATTTATCGTCCTCTCGGCCAATAGTATTAACATCTTTTCAGCAGTTGGAGTTAGCTTATCTTGTTCTTTAGACTCTACAATTGCATTATAAAGATCTTTATTATTGAGGTAATTCTTTTTTCTCTTTGCCACGTTAATATAGTTTGTTTAAGTTTATACACAAAAAAGCCCATTTGTTTCCAAATGGGCTCTTCTAGATTTGTATAGTGTTTTAGATTATTGCGCCAGCTTCTAGCTCAATTCTAAACTTTTCAATTCTTAAAGGTTCTTCTTGTACAAAGACTGTTAAAACATCGTCTCTACCAGCGCCGCTATATTCTACAGCATCAACTTTTAGTTCAGTACCTTTAGCTAAACCATCAACTTCACCTTTTAGTGTAGCGTTCAAGTAACCATCAGAAACTGTTAATAGATCCTCGTTTTGAGCTGCGTCCAATTCTTCACTTAGTCTCTCAATTTCAGTGTTGATTAAATGATCTGCTGCTTCAATATCTGGAAGATTTCTATCAGCTTCAGCTAAACGACCTTTTTGATCTTTTAAGAATGCAATCATTTCATGCATTAATCTAACCTTATTTCTTTTAGCTTCTCTTCTTTGTGCGAAAGACTCTAAAATGTCTTCAACTAAATAAGTAACGTCTGTGCCTGTCTGTTCTGCAACATATTCTACTGCTGCATCTGGTAACATTTTAGAAAACTTAGAAAGTTTAGTAGCTTCATTCATTCTGTAAACAAATGTACTAGGACCAGTTTTCATAGTCAATACCTTTACGTCGCCGTCAACCGACTCAGCAATGAAATCTAAGATCTTATAAGCATTGTAGTTTTTAGCTGCGAATTCAAAAAGGTTTAATAATTCTTTATCTGCATATTTGATATAGCCAAATGAGAATGCTTTTTCTGTTAAAGTCTCTTCACTGCCTAAAAGCATTTCAGTACCGTTTGTGTAGAATGCATTTGTTTCAGCAACATATGTGAATTTAATACCTCTTTGTACTGAACCCATTGCATTTCTTTCTGATTCTAAAACTGCTAATTCTTTTTCAACTTCAGTTAAAGCCTCAACACTTGCACGCTTACGCTTAAGTGCTTTCTTGTTTTCATTAACAAAGTTGATCTTTTCAGTTAGATCCAAAGTCTTGTTAAAGTTTTCAATAGCTGATTCACTCAGCTCGCTAACCATTACTTTGTTGTTGAAATCATAGAAGAATTCAACACCATTTTCGTTTATGTTAAAAATAGAGTTAGCTTTTACCAAATTAGACAGATCTGCATTCGCCTCATTAAATGGTTGGATATGAGAACCTGTAATTTTAAAGTTTTGGCCTGCAGCATTGAATACGAAACCTTGTCCGTGTTCCAATACTGGTGAAATAATGCCTCTTTTTAATTCTGCCATCTTTTTAAGATTTTTTATTTACTATATATATCATTGTATTATTCGTCGAACGGGAGCTCTCTACCAGTGACATTGTAATTATCACCAAGTGCAGGCTTTTCAAGATCTGTCATACCAGAATCGTCAATCAGTTTGGAGTTACCAATAGTAAACATTCTATTACTTTGTTTTCTTCTACGACTAACTTGAATAATCTCTTCGTTTGTACCTAATTTATTGCCAAGAAGTGATTCATCTGGTGATTCTGTTCCTGTTTGAATAAATCTGCCTTGACCGTCACATTCCCATTTAGTACCGCTCGTATCATAATAAATATAACCCAAACTTGTACATGGAATCATACCATTAGGATCACCATAATCACCCACTGAACCAAGCGCATAATTAGTAATTGTGAATTTACGATAAGTGTCCTCTTCGAAGTCAAAGCTTGGTACGAATGAATTAATCTCTAGTGAGAATGTAACCTTATGATTACCTTTATCATCAAAGCCGTATTCAATTGGACGTTCCATTGTATAATCATCTGGCATCATATATTCAGATGAGATTCTATAAGTACCATCTTCAATGTGACCAGCATCAACGTGATAAAAATTGGCCTTGTACATTTTCTTAACAATGGCTTCGGTTATCTTAAACAGATCTAATTGACTTGAAACTAAAAGTTCAACATCAACCCCTAAAACCACTGGAATCATTTCGAACTCTGCAACGAAACCTTCCATAAAGCCCTCGTCATTTATTCTACTATAATTACCTAAGTTTCTTTTATTAACCAATTTTGCTGGATCAACTGCAAATGAAGTTAGGTTAACTATACCTCTTGGTACTTTATCGTAATTGCCATCTGCAAATTCACCGTCAGGATCACAGGTTACTCCGTTAATATTAGAGA